TTAGAACAACTTCACGCCGAGACCACCGAGCACGCCGCCGATCAGAGCCCCCGGAACAGCGCCGACACCACCGAAGGCAGACCCGACAGCTGCGCCTGCAAGTGCGCCGGCACCCGCGCCGGCCGCCGCATTACCCGCCTCATCCGCCTGCTGCGTCTGCTTGTTGGTCGCGTTGATGCGCTCCTCGTTGGAAGCGCCCTGCTCAAGCCCAGTCATACCTTCGCGCATGACCTGCTGGCCCATCCCGATCAATCCGGTTGCCATGTCAGCTGCCTCCCAGGATCTGCATCTGTTCGTTGTAGGTCGAGTTGGCAGCCGTGTTCATGGCGCTGACTTCGCTGAGCGACTTCGACGTGTCGGTCTGGCGCTGGTTGGCCGCCACCTGGTCCGGCGTCAGCTGCAGTCCTAGGCCCGTCGCCTGGCGCTGCTGCTGACCGGCGATGCCGGTGTAGGCGCTATCCACCAGGCCCTGGGCCTTCGCGGCCTGCTGGGCGGGCTGCGTCGGGTCGGTGGCGTACTGGATCAGCTCGTTCTCGCGCGGCACGAACCTCTGCAGGTAGTCGTACCATTGCGAGCGCGTGTAGTAGGCCGCGTCGCTCTGGAGGTCGGTTTCGGTGTTGTCCATGTTTTATCCGCCGCCCGGTTGGCCTGTCGGCACGTTGAGGGAGAAGCCGCCGCCGCCCGAATATGGCGCCAGTCCAGATCCGGGCGTCTTCGGTGCAACACCGCCGCCCTTGCTGCCGAAGTAACCGCCGGCCGTGCCGGCCACCTGCCCGACCAGCTGGCCATAGCCGGCGTTCTGCTCGGAGGCGATCTCTGCATCGCTGGTGGCCTGGTTGATGCTGGTCTGGGCATCCGCGGCCGCATCGTTCGACACCTGCGCGGACTGGCCGCGGCCGATGTTGACGATGTCGGTCAGGCCGCCGAGGTATTCGTTTTGCACCGCCTGGTCGGTGGCGGCGAGGCCCCGACCCTTCGAGCTGGCCAGCTGCGTGCCGGAGTTCAGTACCGCGCTGTTGAACTTGCCGGAGCCAGCCTTCGCGCCGCTGTTGTCGAGAGCGGTCTCGGTGTCCTGCTCGCCTTGGCCGAACGCCATCTGGGTCGCGGCGTTGGTCTTGCCGAGCTGCTGGCCCTCGTTGGTCTTGATGTTGCTGACGCGGCTGTCGAACACCTTCTCGACGGGGCGCCACCGGGTTTCATAATCCTGCACTTTCTGTAGCGCGATCTGCTGCTGCGCCAGCTGGTCAGGTGTCGTCTGTACCTGGTCCCCTCCGTTCATCTCACACCTCCCGTGACCAGCGAACGTATTCCTGAGCCCATTCCGGCGGCAGCTTTCTTTCGTACCCGCGGCGCGATGGCGGCGTGTTGAACACCAGCCGGGTTGCACCCGCCTGCCGCGCCAGCGCCACCAGCTGAGGCTCGTATTCCTCGATAGCATTGCGGCCGCCATAGCTGGCGCCGATCCAGACCGTGACGGACTTCTCGCCTGTGTCCAGGTTGGTGTACTCACGCAGGATCACGAACCCGCGATCGCAAGCGAACAGAGTGGCACGGCCGGCGTGCAGCGCGGCATAGACGTCCTCGAGGCGGAATCGCTCGACGGATCGGCGCAGCATCTTCGCGATCACCGGCGCGATGCGGTCCCATAGGTGGCGATAGTCGGCCACCGCGAGCTGGGCCCCCACTTCACCTGCCGCAGTCTGTGGATCGGCGCTCATCGGATCAGTGATGCGGGAACGGACCCGTCGGCACGGTGTAGGCCGACGTATACCGCGCGACACCCTTGGTAGCCCGCGAATCGCTGATATAGACGCCCGGATTGGATGCCTCATGCTGAGGGTTTCCGAGCCCATCCCGGCCGACGCCGATCGTCGATTGGTTTGGGCCGCCGAACTGGGAAAACGAAACACCGGAAAGGCCGGTGCCAACATTGGTTGCTGAGCCATCCAAAGCGAAGTAACTGACGCCGCTCGCCCGGCAATAGCCGATGTGATGCCAATTACCGTCCGCGATGCTGCTCACCACCAAAATTACCGATGCCGCTGCGTGGTTGAGATCGACTTCCAGCCGCAATTTGTTCTGGGTGGGTATGTAGGCGAAGTTGTATCCGCCCACCACTGAAATGTCCTGCGCTCCGTAAACAAACAGCGATGCCGTGTCGTTGCTGGAGGTCACGACCGTTGACGGAATCAACACCCACATTTCGAGCGTCAGATCACCAGTCCCCATGTCCAGGGTAGTGATCGCACTGTTCGTGATCGCACCGCCGTTGCAGGCCAGCAGGCTCCTCGAGCCCCATCTCGAATACGCTGTCGACAGCGACGCCGATCCGTAGAGCGACATCGGGTTGGCGGCGCTGCTGTAGTCGGTGAGATTTCCGTTAAAAGGGTTCAGCAAAACGACGTTGCTGAAATAGGGGTCGCTCGGGCTTGGCGCCCCGCCTCCCGCACTGAAGAAGGCAGGTCCGCACGAGATGAAATCGCACCGCCCGGCCGGTCGCTGCAGGAGTAACCCACTTTCTGGATCGCGCTGCCAGTTCACGCCAGACCCTGCTGGAAGGCACAGACATAGGTGCCGTCGGTAGCATCGTAGTAGGCCGACAGGAAGTCGATGGCATTGGCGGCCGTCGAGAGGCTTGGCGCCGTTCCTCCTGCAAACTTGAAGCTGCTCGGCCAGGCGATTGTGTGGCCGCCGGTGCCATCCTGTTTCAATCGGAAATTCAGGACTTGGCCATCGCTCGGCCCGCTAGGCGTTACCAGCGTCACATTGCCGGTCACCAGGTAGCGGAAGTTATTCGAGGCCGTTGCATCCGGCGTGATGGACCCTGCAACGGCGTTATTGATGACCGGGGTGACGGTCTGCGCTTTCGTGAAGACATTCTGGGCAGCGAGCAGCGCCGCGCCCGCTCCCGGCGGCCCCGAGAAGGTCACCACCGCGCCGCTGGCGATCGTATCGCCAACAGAGCCGGCCACGACCAGAAGCACACCGATGGTGGCATTGTTGCCCGTTAGCGTCGAGACCTGACCCAGAATTGCGTGCGAACCATCACTGACTACGCAGTACGCCCCGACAGGGAATGCGGTGGGATCGCTGAGTGGGGCGGTGGCAGATCCGCCCGCGGCTACGATGGCGAAACCGCCCGTCGTGGTTGTGGCTCCATGACCATTGGCGCCATTGGCGCCATTGGCCCCCGCCGCGCCCTGCAATCCGCCGTAAGACAAACCGGAATAGGCTGTGACGCCGTCGCCGATCTTGAACAGATGGGTGTCGAGCTCGACGCCCATTTCGCCCTGCAGCAAAACTGGATTGGCTGCCGCCCATGCCGCAGCGGAACCGCGGCGGAATTGGATCGTGCCCTGATAGAGGATCGCAGTCATGGGTGGCCGCCGTCGGCATTGAAGAGGTAGGGGCTGAAGCTGGCCGGCGTGCCGCCGTCGAGGGAATAGGTCGTCGAGTTGATCGACGCCAGCGCCAGCTCACCGCTGATCAGGGTGAGCGCGAGATCTGCTGACTGACCCGACTGGTTGATCAGCTCGCCGATCGACACCAGCATGTCGGTGGCACTCGTGGCATAACCGACGCGGCGCACATATCCCGCGGATGGGGCCGTCTGGGTGAGCGAGCTGGGACCGACGAAGATCGGTGCGAGCGGCGTCCACGACCAGTTCGGGTTGTTGACCATATCACCGTCGGTCGCGACACTGACCTGGGTTCCAGGATTGGCTGGCCCTAGGGTGATGCCGATCAGCGTGTCGCCCGATCCAGCCACCATTGGATCGGCCGGCATGACATTGCCGGTAAGGCTGATGTAGACCGGGACAAAACCTGCGACCGAGAGCGCCGCCTGATAAGACGTCGAGGTCGATGCGCCGGATGAGGCTTTCTGTAGCGCGTTGACGATCGACTGTAGCGTGGCCAACTGCGACTTGATCGGCGACAGCTGTGCGGTGATGTTGGTCGAGCTGGAAGACGAGGCATCGATGGTATCGAGCCGAGTCCGGATGTTGTCGATCGCCTGCTGCACCGAGGCACTCGCGTCGCGCGGCGTGATGATCGCCGGAGCGCTCACTGCAGATCCTCCGACGCTTCGGCGATGCAGACGGTCTCGACGCGGGAGGTGCCATACAATTCGAACTGGAACCGGCGCGTATTGCCGCGCGGCGGCGGCGGGATCGTGAACTCACTTTCGCTGAGCACGGCGGTGTCGAAGTAGACGGCACCATCCGCCACGAAGCGGATGCCGAGCTGCGTGTAATCACTGGCGCGCACCAGCACATACCGCGGGCACACCGGGATGTCGTACTCGTAGAGCTTGCTGCGGTGCTGGTAAGCCAGCAGGCCGGTGCCGGCGTCCCAGGCTTTCAGGGTGGCATCGCTCTCAACGTAGTACAGCGTGTCGGTGAGCGCATCGACATAGCAGGCAAATGCATGCGGTGAGATCGATATCAGCCCGAAGCCATTCGGTGTCGTGTCGATCACGAAGGAGCCCGGAGCCCCGTTGTTGTAGAAACCGAAGTAGCGTTGATCGTGGGTGTAGCCAACGATCGATGCCGGGTTCAGCGCCTGCCATTCGCGGCGCGAGAACAGGTTCTCGGTGAGGTTGACCATGCTGCCGGTGGAGGCCACGGACCACAGTCCGCTCGGCGTGGCGTAGATGACGCCCACATCGCGCAAGTAGGCCACGGAGCGCTTGCTGACGCAGCCCTCGTTGACCTCTAGCTTTCGCATCGACTGCGTGCCCGGCGTCGAGCCGTAGGCCAGGTAGGGGAAAGCTTGCGTGAGGATCGCAACCGACTGGTCCATCGCGCCGACAGCAACCGGCGGATAATCCGTCGCAAGCTGGTAGCTGATCGGCCAGGCGTGTGGATAGTTCTGTTCGCTGAAGCAGACCTGCAGCCCCGAGGTGCCGACCAGGCCGCCATTCGGCAGCGCCAGCAGGTTGGTGAGATCCGACGGTGGCTGATCCCAGTCGGTAGAGATGATCGGCTCGCCGAGCGCGCTGGTGGCCGTGGTGTCGACGTAGGTTGCCGGGAACGGCGGGTCGACCTGGTCGAGGTACAGGAACGACGTGGTGCCATCCGCGGCCGATGCCGCTCGGTACAGCTTCACGAACGAGACATCGGAGCCGGCCGGGGGCGCCGGGATCGTGTAGGTCTCGGTGTAGCCGTTGTCGACCTGGAACGTCGCCGTCGCTGGAGAGGGTGAGCTCTCCTCGCCCAGGCTGTTGACGTAGGTGTAGACCAGCGCCGAGTAGACCGGCAGCGGCGGCGTGCCGGCGATCGTCGTGCTGATGACGATGTTGTCGACCCAGGCGGCGTGTGCGTCGGTCTGGCCGGGCGAGCTGTTGACGGCGAAGCCCAGCTGGCCACCCGCCTTGATCGCGCGGCCGGTGAACGATGCGATGGGCGCGCCCGTGTCCTTGCGCGTCAGCGTGACCTGCACGGTGGTATAGGTGTCGCGAGTGTCCAGCGTTCCGACGATGTGGAAGTGGACCGGCGTGTTGTTCGGGAAACCGGTGTAGCTCTGGCCGAGGCCACCGCCTTCGGCATAGTTGATCTGGCCGTCGAAGGTCACCCCGATCGAGGGGCCCACCGCACCCTCCGACAGGAAGTAGATATTGGCGGAGCTGTTCGACTGGTCGATCGTCAGCGAAAAATCGAAGGCGATGTCGAACGAGCTCGCCGTGTCGAGGCTGAAGTCCCTCTGCATGATCGCCCGGGTCGTGTTGACCGCGTAGCCATAGAAGGCCGGCGGCGGCACACCGACGTCACTGCGAACGCCCCAGCGCTGGTTGCCGATGTTGTCGAAGTACCAGGCCGAGATATCCGAACCGTCATAGGTCACGGAGCTGGTCGAATCGCCACTCGGGCCTGGCGTGGTGGACACGGTCGCTGCCACCGTTGGCGCCGGTACGCCCAGCGGCAAGCTGCTGTACGGATAGGCGCCTTCAGGCGCGCTACCGCGGTAGGCCTCGTTGGTGGCCAGGTCCAGGTTGGTGACGCGCGGGCCACCGACGCCGGTGAAGAAGGTGCGATGCGTGGTGTCGCCGACCACCGGCCCCAGCGCGACATCCACATTGACCGCGCCGGCATCCAGCTCCGCTTGCGTCCACTGGAACCAGTACAGGCGATCGAACAGAAATATCGTGTTGAACGGCGGCGTCTTGGCCAGCTGCTGGATCACCTGCACCGACTTCCATGCCTCGAGGTCGCCGGACAGCAGCCGCGAGTTCAGCGCGATCGCCGCCATTTCGTTGGGCAACAGGCGCGAGGAAATCCGCGGCCCCATGCCGCGGAAGCTGGTGACGTAAATCTTCACTTCAGATCGGGGTGAACGAGACCGCGTCGATCTGTGCGAACTGGCCGTTGTAAGGCTGCGACACGACGACCGGCTGGCTGGGATTATCGTCCGTGACGGTCAGATTGCCGCTATTCGTGGTTTGCAGGCCGTCGCGTGTCAGCGCGATGAGGGACACCGTCGCACCCACATCAACCTCGATGTTTGCGAGATAGTCGATGGCGAGAATCGGCACCGCTGTGGTGATCGGCGTCGTGTCGAGATTGATGTAATAGGTTTGCGCCGGGCTGCTGACCTGCAGCTCATAGACGTTGTTGTTGGGTGTTGCCGGCGATCCGCCAATCTGCAGGTAGCCACCGTTGTTGGTGCCGCCCGAGTAGTTATTCAGCTCGACGACGCCACGGATACGGATCTGCACCGAATACCGATGTCCGGCATTGCCGGTCACCGTCGCAGTATCAACCGGCGGATCCACACAGGTGCATCCGCCACCGCTGGCCGGCGCAACGCAGGGGATTCGCCACGATAGGCCGGTGAGCTGAGCAATGAGGAAGTCGAACTCACCCGAGGTTCGCGTCGCGCTCGTGGCGGACCCGTTCACCGCGATTGCGTTCACCACCGCGTTGTTGGACAGGTTGAACGGCCCTGAATATAGCGTCGACGCTGTCGTGGGCTGGCTGCCATCCAGGGTGTAGTAGATCGCTGAGCCCGGAACATCGCTGGCGATGGTCACGGCTTGCGGCGTATTGAACTCGCCGCCGGCCGGTGCAATTGTCGGCATGAAGACCTTCGTGGTCACCGCAATTTCGCCCGACCGAACCATCTGCCCGCACGGGTTCACCGCCGAGACCTGGATGAAATACTCGGTGCCGTCGAGCAGGCCCGTGAAGTTGTAGGCTGTCACCACGCTGCCGGTGAAGACTGGATTCGCACCCTCTTGGCCCGAAGCGGTCGCGATGAACAGGTCGTAGGTGCAGCCCGGAATGGCATCGAAGGTCACGCCAATCTGGCGCAGTCCTGCCGTGGCCACAATCGAAACTGGCGCGGCGAGCGCGACCGGAATCGCGCTTGCTTCTGGGGTCGGATTCGAGGCCACGCCATTGGTGAAAGCGCGGCCGATGACGTAGTAGGTCTGTCCATTGGTCAGGCCCGGGATGACGCCTTGGGGGCCGTTGAACGACACCGTCGGTGTTGCGGGCTCAGCGCCCGGCGACGTCGAGACATAGACGGCGTGCTGGGGCGCTCCATCGGCGAAGGTGACCTGCAACGCGCCGTCGCATGGCGTGAGCGTCAACGGAAGCTGCACCATCGGCAACGGGAGACAAAAGTTGCCGCTCATCGGCCTCTCCAGCCAACGACGAAGCGCGCCGGCTTCATCCTCAGGTTGCGACGATTGAAGTTGCGCAGGCTCTGGCCCTTCGCGATGTTGATGGCCGCTGCGAACAGGCCGGCGTTGCGAGCCGACTCGCGGCTATCGGCCCAGCTCTTCTTCGGCATGCCATATAGCCATTCCAGCGCGCCATAGCCAATGGCCCGGCGCCACTCGGGGCCGAGCTCATCGGCAAGCGCGGTAGCTCCGGTAATGGGTTGCACTGCGACCTCGACCGGCACGCTGTAAACCCCATCGGGCGGCCGCGCAAAAGAGATATGGTCATATGGCAGATAGGTGAAGTCGGTCGGGATGCCGGGACTCAGGTCGGGCCGGATGTTCGAGAAATCCGGACTGCCCAGCGGGCGGACTCGCGAGCCATCAGACGGCTGAACCTGCGCAGCACGGACGCCGATGACCTCTTCGCCCGAATTGACCACTGCAGCGATCGAGTAATTGGACTCGCCGGCTACTGTAGTGATGACCACCAGGCGCCTCACGAACCAGGTCTGATGGCAGAAGTCCTGAGCTGCACGCACCAGCGCCATGGATAGCAGCGGCTCCGGCACCGACGGCAGGTGGACCCGGACTTCCGGGTAGAAGCACTCGATATCAATCATCGTTCTTCCCCGTCATCTGGGCCAGGTTGGAGCGCGTGCTCTGCCCGAGCGCCTGCAGGAACATCTGCACCCAGCGCACGCCGAGATCCTTGTCGAGACCCTTCTCATTGCGCAGCAGCGAAATCCCGACGAGGTAGTCGTGCAGGGGCGAGGTGTAGGTGTCAGCGAACGGGAACTCGTCGGTCAGCGCCACCGTCGGGGCCGAGCCGTGGTAGACCAGCTCGATGTAGCCGGCCGGATTCGGTCGTGGCGGCCAGATGTAGAACACCTGCATGTTCCGCGGATCGGCCATGTAGTGGCGTGCGATCAGACTCGGCGGATCGTTGTGCCAGTTCGGATTGACGGCATCCATGTCCGCCATCGCGCACGGCCGCAGCGCCCGACCTGGCCCCAGATCGGCATCGGTATTCCGAGTCGAATCGATGATGGCCAGCATGTCATCCGGCGACTTCTGGCGCGTGCCAGGCGAGCACTCATATGGGATCGACTTGGTGTAGGCCGTCGGGTCGAACACGACGATCTGCTGCAGGCCGGCGTTGGCCGTATTGAGCAGCTCGGCCGGCCCCCAGACGACCTGTGTGTTGTCGTAGAGCGTGGCCGCGGCGCGGCTGATGATGTCCTCGATCATTTCATCTCCGGATCAATCATCGGCGCCAGCGCCAGCTGGGCCTGCGTCTTGGCGCCCACCAGCTGGATCCAGGCGTTGCGGTAGGCGCTCCACTTCGCGGTATCGCCGCGCTGGGTGTTCTTGCCGAGCGCCAGTGCCATGACGTAGTTGAACAGCGCCTCGTCGTAGATCGGCGAGATCGGCATGATGTCGGTCAGCGTGGCCACTTTCGTCGGCACCGCGAACACGATGGTGTGGACCGATGCCCCAGTAGCGGCCGGCGGATAGACCCCGAAGTTAAGCGGGTCTTCCGGGTCGTACATGAAGTGCAGGATCGTTGTCGATGCCGCATCCGTGGTCCACGTCGGCCGCGCGTGGTTGAGACGCGACTTGTCGCACGGCCGAATCGGCGCGCCCGGCAGGCCGCCAACACCCGTGTTGTACGGAATGTCCTTCAGCCCTACCGAGCCTGCAGGCAGGGTTTGCAGCACGCCGGCAGCGAGCGGCATCTCCGCGTGCAGCACGCAGGCGTCTGGCTTGATCAGTGCGGTGGCGCTATTCGCCGCATTGACGTCACCGATCAACTCCACGTCCTGCCAGCTGCGGCTGGCGTCTACGGACGCGATGTCGATCAGCTCGAGTCGAACCCGGCTGACCAGATCCGAAACGAGGTAGGCCATGACTTAGTTGTCGATGCCGGCCAGCATCGCCACTTCTTCGCGCAGAAGCTCGATGTCCATGTCCGGATCGAGCGTGGCGTTGAACTGGTCCTTGGCGAACTCCACCAGCTCCGCAGCGCTCGCCTCTTCGAGGACGAACTCGCCCGGCGAGTCGGCGGCATCGACCAGGTTCTGCGCGTGGTCGGTTTCGGCACTCGGCAGAATGGCTCCCGCGGTCTTGCGCAGCGACGCGCGCTGGCGCTCGCCGAGTGCGGCGACACTCTCGTTGTATTCCTGCTCGTAGGCTGCGCGCGCAAGCTCCTGCGCTTTGCGATGCTCCACCAGCTTCTGCATCTTGACGACGTAGGAAGTCGGCATGGCATACGCCAACTTCAGGTGAGGATTCTGGGATGCGACATCGGCGTTGTAGGGCAGCACATGCCCATCGACATCGATCATGTACTTCGGCTCCTTCGGCGCCTGCACGACCGTGGGCGGCGGCGCATAGGCGCGGCGCTGCAGCGTGGTCCTGGTCCCGGCGATCTGGGTTGACGGCTGCGCGGTGGCGGCCCGTGGCTTGGCTTTCGGCATTGGTGCTCTCGGTTGGGAACGAAGAGAGCGCGGCCCGAAGGCCGCGCCCTGTGCTGCTTACTTGCTGCCGGTCTTCGACGGCATGGAGGCTTTCTCCATGTCGTAGTTGGCCGGATCCACGGAAGCGCGAAAGCCGTCCGGCTTGGGCGCTGCGGGAAGCACGGTGCCAGGCGAGGCCTGACCGTTGACCGGCTTCTTCATCTTCTGGGTTTCCATGTTCATCTCCTGATGATCGGAAGGAGGCGCCGGCCGAAGCCGGCGCCCACGTCGCTGCTGCGATCGCCTTACAGGGCGGTCGAGTCGTAGGTGACGTAGCCGGCGGCGATGTAGGTCGGCTCGACCACCTTGTAGCCCCACAGCGTCTGGCCGCGGATACCCGTCTTGAACTTGTTCTGCAGACGGATGAACTCGGGCAGCGTGTACTGCATGGCCCACGTCAGGCCATCCGGGTGGATGACGTAGACGTACTCGCAGTTGTTGGAGCCATCCACGAACTGCGGCAGGAAGATCGACTCGTACATCGTGAGCCCATCGATCTCACCCAGCCGACCGTTGCGGATCACGCCCACGTCGTCACCGGTGATCAGCGCGCTCTTCAGATCGGTGTTCTTGATGATCTGAGCGAACTTCGGACCGATGACGGCCTTGAGGCCGATCTTGCTGACGCCCTGCTCGGTCAGCACCCGCTTCATGCGCATCAGGAAATTCAGCGCATTGGCGGCAGTGATGAGCACCGGCGCGCCGGTGGCGCCGAGGTTGGTATCGGCGTTAATGCCCGCCGTCGCGCCGCGGTTGGTGGTGGCGACCTGTGCCGCGATGCCGGCCAGAAGCTTCGTGTCCTGGCGGATGGCGACCTTCCGCACCGCATCGTCCGCCTGGCGGTCCAGGTAGTTGATGTTGGTCTGGAAGGCATCGACGTCTTCGATCGCGAAGCCGTAGATCTCGCGCTGGTTGATCTCCAGCAGTGCGTTCGGCGCAGTCGGCGTGTTGTAGAGACCGGCAACGTCCAGGTCGACGTCCTTGTTACCGTCGATGACGGTCGTGTCGGGCGTGCGCTGGATGACGACGGACTGGCCCATCGTCTTGATGTCGCCTTCCCAGTCGTTGTTGCAGATCTCCATTCCGATGACCGTCCCGTAATGCTTGACGGTGCAGCGGGTGCTCCACATGGTTGGCAGCATGCTGCCATTGGCCGAGGAGGCCAGATCCGGGTACGTCGACCCGGATTGAATCGGTAACTCTGCCATTGGAATTTCTCCGGCGGAGGACCGACGTCACATCGACTTTTCTATCGGTTGGGGTCGATGTTCTTGCTCAGATAAGCAGCGTCGATCCGTGTCTGGATTTCCAACGCTTCCTTCGCTCTGCCCTTGTACTTGCCCCTGCCGAAATCCTTCTGGAACTGCTGAATCTCGGAGAGCGCCATCCGGGTGTCCTGGCGCGTCTGGCGTGGCGGAGGATCTCCGCCACCGCCGCTGCCGGACACCGGGATCTGACGGGAGGTCGGATCGATGGACTGCGTCGGGTCGATACCGAGACTCCGGAGGAAATCGCGCAGCAGGCTGACCACGACCGTCGCATCCCAGCGCGCCTGTGCGGCGTGCAGCACGCTCTCTCGTGTCTCCACGGAGTACGGGGATACGGTGTGGGTCAACCACTCACTGAACCGCGGGTCTTCCTTGCCCTTGACTGCCCAGCCATCCCAGCCGCTGACCTCGCGGTTGAGCTGGTCGTAGAACGCCTGCTGCTTGCGCGTCAGATCGTTCTTGCTCGACTCGGCGAGCTTCGTCTCGAGCGGCGCCACCGCCTGCCGTACCGCCTGCGCGGTCAGGTCAGCGGAACGCTTCTCGAGCTTCAGCATCGCGCCGAGCTGGCGCCGGCAGTAGTCCTCGCCAAGCTCATCGATGTCCTCTTGCGAGAAGTAGTCGAGAAGCGTGGGAGGTGCGGCCGGCGCCGCCGGCCTGGCCTGCAACTGCTGCTGCAGCTGCTGAACCAGTTCGGTGAGCTCTTCGTTCTGGCGGGTGAGGCTTTTCAGCATGCCCGCCTGGGTGGACAGTCTCTGATTCCAGTAGGCCTCGCGGTCCCCGTCGGGAGCCTGCGGCTGGCTGTTTGGTGGAATCGGTGGCAGCTCGATGCGTCCGGTCTGCTGGCTGTTGGCAGCCTCGGCAGTCGTGATCGCAGGAGCAGGTTGCGGTTGGGGCTGGCTCTTCGCCGGCTTGCCGAAATTGGCAGCCATCTCGGCGTCGAGCTGTGCCGCTGCTTGAATCCTCGGGTGTCTCGTCATGGGTGTGGGTCTCACTCCGACTGATCCACACGCGCACAGCTCTACCTCCGGGCTCCCTTGTGGGGTCCAGACAGGCGGCGGCTATGCCGGGGACTTACGGGCTGTGGTGTGCTGCCGAACGCCGGCAGCGAGCGGAAGGCTTACTTCGCCCTCAAAGTCTTCTGAACCTCGACATCAGAATCGAGGAGGTCAATCAACAAGCTGGACCGGCCCTGCGCGCGGAAGAGGGCCACGCCCTCACCGCTGCGGCAGGTCTTGTCGGACTCGATCAGCAGCCGGGTCAGCAGGCCTTCACGCAGCCGCTGGAAGTCCGGGCTGACTTGGAGCCGGGAGAGCAATTCCGCCTCGTCCTTGCTGAGCTTGAGCATGCGCGCCTCGTTGCATGGATACCGCGATCTGAGCGCCGGCAATGCGCTCCTTGGTTGCGTTCTTCGCAGCCTCGACACGCTCGCTCGACTTCGCGGCGATCGCGGCCGGCGACGGCTGCTGGGCGGCCTGGGCCTGCTGCTGCATGATCTGCGCGACCAGCTGATCGAGCTCCGGACCATCCGGCACCACATTCGGCAGGTGCAGGCCCTTGAGATAGGCGCCCAGGATCTCGGCGATGTGCTTCATTCCGACGATGCTCTGGTACATCGGACTGGAGCCGAGCAGCTGCAGCGCCTGCATGCGGCCCTGCTGCATCGACTCCTTGATCAGCAGCGCGTTGGAGCCGCGCGGCACGATGTTGCAATCACCCTTGATCTGCGGGTCCGGGTTGTGAAGCATGTTGTGGATGAAGGCGTCGTACGTCGTCTCGGCCAAGACGTGGACGTCGATCTCGGTGATCGCGCGCCGCACGCCCTTCGCTGCCGCGCCCATCAGCATCGACAGGCCCTGCGCTGTGCTGCCTGCACCGCCGACCCGGTCGTCGCCGTAGGTGTAGCGCGGGATGCCGGTGGCGTCGTCGGCCTTCTCCTCGAACTTGTCGAAAATCTGCATGAGCTCGGCAGCGTTCGATTCCGGCTGAAAGAACTCCAGCGGCCTGTTGGCGTTGCCGGAGCTGCCCGTCTCGTCATTGGTGAACTGCCAGATCTTGTAGGGGAACATCGACTCGATGTCCTCGCCCGTCGGGATGCGGTCGATGTTCACGCCGACCATCGGGCCGGAGGCGAAGCCCATGTTGTTGGCCAGCGCGCGCGCAGCGGCGTTGGCCATGTCCTGGTGCGACTCGCACAGCTCGGGCACGGCGCGGCCCCAGAAGGAGCCCGGCACCTTCTCGTAGCTGGCGATGCGGTACGGCCGGCGGCCGAGCGGGTCGCTGTTGATCACGCACCGGATCACCCGGGTGCCGATCATGATGGCGTCGACCTCGTAGAACTTCTCGGGGTCGGTGATGCCCTTGACGCCCCAGGCCTCGAGGCAGCGACCACTGAGCGAACCCCAGTAGTGCAGCGCATCGATGGTGTCGTCCTGCGCGAACCAGTTGTAGTTGGTGTCGCCCTCGAGCCGCTGCCGCTCGGCGTCGGTCCAGATCCAGTTGCGCAGCAGACCGACCTGGTGGTTCGCCAGCACCCAGCGCACGGCCTCTTCGTCCGTGCCCGGCACGCCGATCATGTCGTACAGCTGCGTCTCGGTCATGCGCAGCCGCTCGATGAACGCGCGGTCCTGCGCGGTCGCCGCGAGCGGCGCCGGGTACGCATCGAACGGGCTCACGGCCGACCAGCCCAGCCCGACCTTGGACGTCACGATCGGCTCGAAGCCAGGGCCCCAGGTCAGCGACTTGCTGCGCTTCAGGAACGGGCCCTTCAGGATCGCGGTCATGTACGTCGAGAAATACTCGATGAAGTCGCCCAGGGCCAGGTCGAAGTCGCCGTCGTCCATGTCTTGGAAGATCGCGTCCTCCATCTTCTCGGCGGCCCGCTCGGCGCGCTCGCGCGCCATCTGCTTGACCTCGGACTCCATCTGGTCGGCCATCTCGAAGGCCATCGCGTGGAAGTCTTCCTGCGACATCGGCTCGCCGCCGGCCTGGGCCGCCTGCGTCATGATCTGGCGCGCCTTCTGGGCCGCGCCCTTGATGATCATCGCCTTCACTTCTTTCGGCAGATCCGGAATCGGCCGCGGCTCCAGGCCGCAGGCACGATCGCCGGGCGCCATCAGGATCTCCTTGATCCAGGCCGACAGCGCGCGGCACTTGGTCGCGGCCACCGTCATGTAGATCGTGGAGTTGGCGCCGCCCTCGATGATCTCGGACAGCTCGCGATCCGAGTACACACCCTTGCGCATCCGCAAGCAGGCCAGCAGCCGCGTGTCGATGGTCTGGCGCGCCATCTTGTTGCGCATCCAGGCCTTGTTGATCTCGCCGGCCACGAAGCTGTGGCGGATCGCGCCGTAGTCGATCTGGGTCTCTTCGACCGGCTGCTCTGCGGCCTCGATCTCGCGGGTGACCTCGTCCGGCGTCTTGATCCGCATCAGGCCCTTGTAGACGGCCTGGCCCTGCTGCGGGCGGCCGACTGCGCCCATGGAAGCGGCGGCGCCAGCAGAAATCGCTTCTGCAGGTACGCTCATTTCCACCGCTTCCGGACGACCTTACGGGCGACGGAGCGCGTCGCGGCAACGATCATCGATGGCGCTTGGCTCATGCTCAGGACTCCGTAACGGAAGGCATCGGCAGGGTGCGAGGCCCAGTCATGCAGCGGCTGGTCGCTCCAGATGCCCATCACCTCATTCCACTTCTTGCGATAGGACTCGAGCGCCTTGATGCCGGCGCCCGCGCGCTCCTCATCGAATACACAGCGGCTTAGCGCATTGCGCACCGCTTCGATACCGTCGTCGCGCGGCAGCTCGGGCGCGATCTCGAACTTGATGCCGAGCTTCTCGGCACGCTCCAGCCGGCTCTCGCCGCTGCCGCCCCAGTCCGCGACCCGAAGGTCGTGCGGACCGATTGCGCGGCTGTAGGTGATGCCGTGCGCTTCGCGCCAGTCGTGCAGATGCTTGGCGTAATGCGGCAGCGGCTCTCCGCTGTTCTGGTAGAAGTCCACAATGCGGACCTCGGCGCCGTAGCGCTGCACGAACCAGATGCTGGTCGTGTCGTTGCCGATGTCCCACCAGGTCTCGACCGGAAGACCCGGCTCGATCGGCACACTGGTGACGCGGCCCTGCTGCCAGGCCAGCAGCATCTGCCGGCCGTAGTACGCGCCTTCGGTGGACTGCTTGAATGCCTCGTCCGGCGTGCTCGGGTATTCCGAGTAGACGTCTTCGCCGAGCTCGCGCCACTTCCGGATGTACCACTCACGCTGGCCAGTGGTGAGCAGCTGGCCGATTTTGATCTCGAGCTTGTCGAGGTACTCGCGTTCGTTCTGAGACTCCGCGAACGGCTCAAGGCCGATCATCGCGGTGTAGGTCGGCTCTCGCCACCAGGGCAGGAACCGGAACCGCCAATCGCTCGGGCTGGTTGGCGCTCGCTTCTGCGCCTCCTGCGTCAGCTCGTAGAAGTGACCGGCGCGGCCCTTGGCCGTGGCTTCGATCACCACCAGGCCCTGCTGCGGCACGGCCTGCATCGCGCCGGTGCGGATTTCCTCGGCTCGCTGCGGCATGCGCGAGCAGATGTAGCCGTACTCGGTGATGTGCAGGATGTTCGGCGTTCCAGAGCGGAACGTGACGCCGACCCGGATACTGCTGTTGTTGTTCAGCAGCAGCTCGCCGCTATCGTTCTTGATTGCCCCGATGACTGACCGGATCTCCTCCGGCAGGCTCTCGTAAGCGAACTTGACCTTGTCCCTGAAGATCGTCTTCGCATCGTCCTTGGTGTGGGCGACGATGCCGATGCGCATGTTGCGGTTGAACAGCGCGGTGTCGAGCCAGAGGATGCAGTAGCCGGTCGTGCTGCCCAGCTGCCGGACCTTGAGATCGATGTTGCGGTGGCCCAGCGTGGCCCACTGCTCGAGCTGCGCCCAGTTGGGCTTGAACAGCTCCTTCTCACCATCCTTGTTGATGAACCAGTAGAGGTTCCGCAGTCTCCACTGGCGGTCGAGGAGCTTCTCCCCGAGCGCTTCGACGGCGGTTGCCGAGTCATCGACATCATCCCGCATGGTTAGCGAGCTGAGCTTCGGCACCTTCAGCTCTTGCCGATCAGGCTTCCGACACCCTCGCCATTGTCCTGCGCGCGCTTGAGCACCGCGGCCAACGCTTCACCGACTGCGGCACCTGCAGTCTTGCCCTCTTCCGCGAACAGGTTTGCGTGGCGAGCCAACAACTCCAGCGCCTTGTTCCGGTCGCTGGCCTTCACGTCCTGGTTGATCCAGGTCGACTCGTCCACTTCCCACGCCTTCTTGCGGTCGCCAGTCTCGGGATCTAACAGCTTGCGGCTGTCGTGACGAACCACCGAGGCTAGGCGAAACAGGATCTCATCGCGCCCCATGTGGAGCGCCCTCATCGCGTCAGCCTTGAGAGTTTCGATCAGCGCCTGGACTTCAGGTTTTTTCAGGAGGTCATGCGCCTGAGACCCGGCTGTCTTCGCGCTGTACTTTGCACGGATCGCAGCCTGGGTGGCGTTGTAGTCCTTGACGTACTCGTTGCAGAAGTTGATCTGCCTTGGGTTCAATGCGGCCATCAGTGAAGCACCGGCGGCTCGAAGCAGTCCAGGCGCACGGCCATGTAGCCGAGGCCCACGATCTCGCAGACCGCGATGCTCGCCTCGTCTTCCACGTCGGTGACGTCGCCAAAGGCATCGACCATGTCGATGATGCGCAGCACCTGGCCGTCGTCGAGCACGACTTCTCGCCGGCGCAGGCTCACGGCGATCGCTTGCGGTTCGGTCATGGAATCACCTCGATTGCGAACACGGCCTTGGCGTACAGCCTCTGGACCATGTCGGGTTCCCGCTCCCACTCTTCTGTGTAAGTCCGGACCTTGGCGCGCACCTTCGTGGTGCCGAAGCGCGTGAAGGTGTCGCTGACGAGCTTGTTGAAGGCCAGCTCGTGGGTAAGGTCTCGGAGTTTCGGCAGCGTCGCTTCCTCGATTGGATAGCGCGCTGTGTACTTCATCAGCCGTCACTCTCCGGGCTCATCCGCTTGACGATCTTGTGCTTCAGCGCCTCGGCCTTGCCCAGCAGGTCGAACAGGTTCTCGGCCGGCGTGTGGCATGTGTCCCAGGTGTCGTCGCTGTATTCGACGAGCATCACGACACCGACGATGTCGCCGCGCTCGGCCCGATCAAGCGCTGTGCGAAGAACCTCAATGGAATTGGCGTTTGCCTCAGACCTTTGCGCGTGCAGCGGGACGACCTTGCCGCTCACTACGCCGCAGCCTTCGACGGAGACGTCACGCCCGGCGGCAGGATCAGATCCTTCGGAGGGATGCCGGTGAGCGTCTCGTAGACCTCGGGCTCCGGCCTGGGCGCCGATGGCTCGCGCACGATCGGCACGAGTGGCTCATCCGTCGTCGGGTCGCGCACCAATTCCCACGCGGCGACGATTGCATCCTGCTGCGCCTTGTTGAACAGCATGCCGCTGGTGCGCTCGAGGAGCGTGACCAGGGAGAACTTGATCAGCTCCTGCTGTTTCGGCGTGAATTTCTTCGTGGCGCGCATTCGATTCTCGGGCTTGAGGTCAGGCGAAATGGAGGTGAGACCACACCTGCTGGAGCAGGAACACTACGAGCGCGCCGAAAATCGTCCATTGCTGGTTCTTGGCGCTCTTGGCCAGTTCGGACTTCGATGCACTTTCATCGCGCCGATACACTTCCAGCAGCCCGACACGGACTTCGAGCAGCGCCAGTTTTTGGGGAAGCTCGACGGTCCTGTCGAGGCGCTCGATCAGGGATTCCAGCTTGCCGTTGATCTGCTGCAGAGACTGCTGAAGCAGGGCGACTTCCGTCTTCATATCGTTGAGTTTCCCCGCATTCTCGATATGCATCTCGTAGAGTCGATCGCTCTCCCGGCGGGTTGCGGTCCGACGGTCTGTACTCGCCGGAGGCATTACTGCGGACTCGTGTTCGCACGGATCAGGGCTTGGAGCTGCTCGAGCTGGATGGCGTTGCGTTCGGCGGCGACAAGGTCGTCAGCGAGTCCACTACCGGCGTCGGCCGGCGCGGCTGCATCAGCGGGCTTTCCAGAATCGCCAGCGGGCACTGGTACACCACCTGCGGCTGGCTGCTGCATGCTGCAAGCAGCGCGAACGATGCGAGTGCGAACAGTCTCAACCGGCACCTCGACCCGCTGGATTTTGTCGACATAAACCGTCTCCACCTTGGCTGAATCGGAACTCTGCTGCTGCACGATCTTCGTGGCGGCCTCGGCCGCTTTCGCGGCATCCGCTTCCCAGGCGTTGTGGGTGACTTGATGGCCGCCCCAGAACCCGAACGTGAGCGCAATGACGACCGCAGCGGCCGCCCATGTGAATGGAATCGGAATCATCAGGACTCACCCTTGGTTGAGGTGTTGGGCTGAATTGCCGGTGGCTGGTCGGGCTCGGTGTCCTTCTTCGCCCACAGCAGCGCGCCGATCCCGGTGATGAGACTGCCGACGCCGATGCCGAAGTCCTGCCAGGCGAACGGATGCTCGGGAGTGGCGATCCACATGCCGCGGATCGAGCCCGGCACGACCGCGGCGATCAGCAGCAGCCCGATCACACGGCCCATGTCGAAGGACTCACCCGATTTCGTCGTGGTGATGTCCTTGAGCAACTTGGCCGTCGTGGCCATCACGGCGTCTTGATCGCGTCCAGCTCGCCGGCCGCCAGCACGCCACCGGCTGCCGTAAATGCGTTGGCCAGGCCCAGCAGCTTCTGCTGGTGCTGGCCGTAGTTATTGCCCGGCAGAGACGCCCAGATGTTCGAACACTTCTGGATGGCGCTGCGCAGATGGCCGCCCGCGATGTCAGTGAGGGCGACTCGCTCGCGAATCTGCTGGACCGCGATCATGTCCTGGGCAAGCGGACCGAAGTCCAGCAGCCTCAGCAGCTTCTGGTAGTCCGGCCACCAGCGATGGATCAGCTGGTAGCGGCCGGCGGCTGTCGAGTCCTCGGCCTGGTTGTAGATGTCCGGGTGCGTGCCGTAGCTCGAGAACAGCAGCGGCTTGCCCGGCGTCGAGCCGACCAGGACGTTGTAGCCGTCGTCGCTTTCAGCCAGCAGCTGCGGCCCGATCTCGGACCAGGCAAGCATGTCGAGGAACGCCGCCAGATTGACCGGCAGCGTGGTCGAGCGCGGCATGGCTCAGCTGACGAGGTGCTTGACCGCGGCGACCACACCCTCGCGAATCCGGATCTGGGCGATCTCGAGCTCGTTGCCGAGGCGCCGGCCGGCAGCGACGGCCTCGGCCTCCAGGGCCGCCAGCCGGTTGTGGAAATTGCCGTAGAGCTCTTCCAGATCGTAGAGCGCATCCTCCTCGGCTTCCGAGAGTTCCGGCTTCAGCGCCAGCAACGCACCGACTTCTGCGCGCGTCTGGTTGGCGTGCTGCTGGTTGACCGCCACCGGCGCAGGCGCATCGACCGCCGGCTCGGACGCCGGAGCAGGCGAATCCGGCGCGGCGCCAGCATCAGCAGCAGCCGGCGCGACCGCGGTTTCAGCAGTGGCGCCATCGGCGGCGGCATCGGTTGTCGCGCTGGCAGCGGCGTTGTCAACAGCGCTGGAGACGGTCGGAGCCTCGACAGCGGCCGGAGCATCGGCGGCAGCATCGACCGGTGCCGGAACATCGGCCGGTGCGGCATCGCCAGCTGCGCCGGCAGCGGCGCCATCGGCGGCGGCTTCGGCCATGACGAGGGCAAGCACGGCGTACATCGTGAATCGGGTGCGGATCATTTTCGAGTCTCCAGAAACGAAGAAACCCGCACGAGGCGGGTTCGGAAAGATTCTCGGTCAGGTGTGACCAGTCTGGAGAATCTTGCGGCTATTTTTGCGGCTGCACTACGTCAAAGTGGCGTAAGTTCCGCATGGAACGCTCCAGCTTGATCACGATGCGGCTCGGCGTCTCCGCTCTTGACTGGGCTGCGGCAACTGCCGCCTGCTTCAGAGGCTCGACCATCTGATCGCGTTTCAATCCGATCTTCAGCCAGCGCTGATAGGTCCGGAACGGCACGCGGCACAGCTCAGCGGCCTCCATCTGAGTGAGGCCGGCGATGATCTGCCAGCGGCGGATCTGGTTCCCGTCAAGCCTTGATGGCACGACGCACCTCACCTGTTCTGCCCTTTCGAACCCGCAAGGCCACACTGAGCTCCAGCTGAAGGCGTCGCTTCACGCGCCGGATCGTGCGGTAGAAGACATCGACACTGACGCCGTGGATTTCCGCCACTCGTGCGGCCGGCGTCCAGCCGCTGTAGCCGGTGTGTAGCGGCGCCTTGCGCTGCAGATAAATCCTGCGGTGATCGTAGGCGCCGATCTGGATGTCGCCATCCACGCGGAGCAGGTGGGTTGTCTTGACCTCCTTCTCGCCGACGTAGTGCGTCAGCACCATGGCGCGATCCCGCTGCGGGTGCTCTGCCAGGAACGCATCGATCAGCGCGGACATGCCCTGCCCATCCTTCAGCGTGCGCAGCACCTCGGCCAGCACCGGGTTCGAATGGCTGCCAGCGCCGCGCTTGCCGCCCACATGGCCGTCGACGCCGCCACCCCAGCCCTGCGCCAGGCCGGCCGTGACTTTCCACACGCCCCATTCCTTCAGCTGGTTCTCGATCACTTCGGCGGGTGACTCGTTCACGCATGCCTCCTCAGGTACGCATCACGCGGCAGAATTTTCGAATTGGCTTGCGGTGGCTGATCAACGCGCTGCTTGGTGCCGACGACTTGAAGCATCCCCAGCTGCCACATCGCGAACCAGGTGCGCTCCCGGGCGATGCGCATGGCCTCGCGCTTGGCCGCCCGGTTCAGCCGATGGCCCTGGTCGATCTCGGCATGGCACGCCGAACAGCCCCAGGCGCAGAAAACGTCGTGCGCTTTGATCGACTTGCCATGGCCATGCTCGGCCTCGTTCGAATGGCAACTCACCACCGTCGCGGGATCGTTGTTGCAGATCCCGTCGAGCCGGATCATGCAGGGCTGGCCGCGGGCCAGATCCAGCAGGTGGCGGTTGCGGTAGTTCAAACGGTCGGGTCTACCGTGTTCAGCGGAAGCGACTTGTAGACGCCGCGGATGTTCCGACTGAAGTGCGAACCGATCGAGTCCGCGCCCATCAGCTTGGCGTGTTCCTCCGCCGGAACGCCGTAGTAGACGTGAGTCTTCCCGCTCGGAAACTGAACGCGCAGCTGATCCGTCGCGGGGTCATGGGCCACGGCCTTGATGGCCGAAGAATTGACAGGTTCCATTTTCATGCGGCTTTCCTCATCAGTGATTCCATCTCTTCGATCTGGTAGACGTTCAGGCCCGGCCAGTAGCGCCGCTCGACGTACTGGCAGAAGCGCAGGAAGATCTCCATGAACTCGCCTTCGTCCATGAGTTCGAACGCCAGGCTTTTCGGGTAGCGAACGGTCATCATTCCGATGGTCGGCACGTCGACCGCCATCTCGTCGCAGCCGACGTTGGCCTCCCACTGCAGACGCTTCAGGACCGCGTGGGCAGCCATGCCTTCGAAGGTATCGAGGTGTTCGGCCAGCAGGGCGCCGAACTTGTGGACGATTCGGTTGTTGCGGGCCGACCGCTGCTTGCGGAGCGTGGCTGACAGGAAATCGCCGACCTTGTATTGGCGGTCACGCATGTCCTGCTTGTAGCTGTCGTCGATCGGCACCAGCACGCCCTCGAGCGGTGCCACCGACTTCGCGCGCACAACCTCGAGCATGATGGTCGGCGCCTCGACCTTCCTTGGGAGGACGTTGGTGTTCTTCATGCCGCGCGCTCCTTGCGATAGCTCGACCAGTCGAACAGCAGCACCCGGCCTCCGTTGTCCATGAGGCGATCCAACACCCGATCGCCGACACAGCGCGCCAGCTCCGGAACGGTCAGGTTCGCGGCGAGCACAGTGGGTCGGCGCGCGCGGTAGCGCTGGTCGATCACGTCTGAGATCAGGCCCACCTCGTTGTCTGACGCGGTCTGTGAGACGCCAACCTCATCCAGCACCAGCAGTCGACACTCCGCATAGAGGCGAATGACGTCAGCCTCGCTCTCGCCGCTGCTGCGCGACCAGGTCGATCGGATGTGACGGACCATGTCGCCGACGGTCGAGTAACGACCGCTGTGGCCGGCCACGATCACGGCGCGAAGCACCGCAATGGCGAGGTGTGTCTTGCCGGTGCCTGGCGTGCCGAGCAGGATGCGGCCGCCGACCGCGCCATCGCCGTTGGCTACGGCCCGCGCGAAGACCTTCAGGTCGCCATGGTTGGCGGCGCGTGGACCGGCCGCCTCGTAACTCAGGAAAGATGACTCCAGAAAACGCGGCGGCACGCCGGCCGCGACGATGCGCGCCAGGATTGCCTCCTTCCGCTCGCGCCGATCTTTCTCCTCGCGCGCCAGCTGCGAGCAGGCCATGCACCCAGTCGGAAATGCTCCGACCTGGCGATCGCCGTCGTGGAAGATGCGGATCGGGTAGCTGCCGTGAGTCGGGCAAGATCCTTCGCCGGCCGTCTCGGTATAGCCACCGCGGAGCGCGCGCAGCATGTCGAATCGATCGGTCACAGGAGCCTCCCGCTGGACGACACGCCGGCGCTGTAATCCTTGGCCGAAAGGCCGGTATGCGAGCCGCCGGTCTTCGAGCAGGCTGCGGCCGTTTTCAGAAGCCATGGCACCGGGTCGCTTGGTCGCTCGGCATCGGCGCGATCCAGCGCTGCCATCACGGCGATGTCGCCGTGCTCCTTGCGGAGCTTGCCGAGCAGACTGCGCGCGGCGTCCGGTTTGCTGCCGGCGGTGGTGAGCAGCAGCACGCCGCGGTCGAACAGTGCCTTGATCGGGTCCACTGCCGCTGGCGTCGGCTCGGCAGGCGGTGGCGCTGCAGTCTGGGCACCGACCGCGGCAGTCGGCGGCTCGCCGCCCGACGGAGTCGGAAAATCTTCTCCTTTCCCTTCCCTTCCTTTCCCTTCCAACCACGAATCCTCGCGAGTATTCGAGAGTGCTCGCGGGGGCTCAGGAAATACAGGCTTGGATGGCTTATCAATTTTCTGGTGTTTCAACCAGTTATGGATCTCCAGATAGGTCGATCCATCGACGACATACCGGCGGATGCAACCTTCGCGCTCGAGCTCGCTCAACCAGCCCTCGATCAAGCCTGGAGCGTCGTCGTCGTAGGGGAAAAGAGTGCTCGCGAGCATTCGCGAGGCCGCGCGAGTCCTCCCGTGGTCGTCGCAAACCGGCCAGAGCATGACGAACAGCAGCCGCGCATCACGCGACACGTTGCCCATGCTTTCGGACTGCGGGAACTCAGGTTTGATTGATCGAATTCTTGCCATGTGTGTTTCCCAAGCGTTGGCCCTCACGCCCCATTGGTTAGAGGGCCGGGCGTGGGTGGTGTGGGGAGCACCATCCGGGGGCTGCAGACCCCCTGCCCGGCCTTTGCTGTCAGCTGTCGGCTTGCATTGCTCGCAAGGGATCCATCGCGAGCGCGGACTCCGCGATCGAGCACATGGCCTTCAGCTTGTTGGTGTCGACGGTGGTCGCGTTGGCGTCCACCACCTTGAGATTCAGGGCTTCGAGCAGGGTCTTGAACTGCGTCAGGCGCAACGCGGCCGTGTTGCCCTTGACCTTGCTGAAGGTGCCCTCGTCGATGCCTGCGGCGCTGGCGATCGCGGCCTGTTTCGGGCT